TACAGAAAGTGGGATATATATTAATTTACCGTTTTTAAATTGTTTAAAAACTTCGCGACAAAGTCTACAGAAATACTGATCTTTCTTAATTTTTTTCATGGTCGTTAGCCGTTGGCAGCTGGGACATAATGACACATCCACAACGTTATCTTTTTTTGTCACTTAGATTCCCCCCAGTTTTTACTTAAATTATAGTCCACCACACTTGGAACATTAAGATCCACAGCATTTTCCATTTTATTTTTTATACGACGTGCCTGCTTTTCGTTTTCAACTGATATGTTTAATTCGTCATGCACTTGTATATGAGGTATGATACCATCTTGCTCATATAAGTCCACCATTGCTTTCTTTGTTTGGTCCGCTGCAGACCCTTGAATTAACTTGTTTAATGCTTTGTATGCATAAGCAATTTTATAATTTTTTTCTCTTTTTATTTCTTCTCCTGTTTCATCATCTACGTAAACACTATCAGGATGAGCCGCTTCAGCCTCTTCTCTAGTTTTATAAAACCCAGCAGCGTTCCAGCCTAAAGGAACAAAGCCAAAAAACCTGCAGCGACGCCCTAAAAGAGTTGTTATATATTCGTTTTTCTCTGCTCGCCTCGTTGCAAAATTAGATAACTGTTTAACAAAAGGAACTGACGCATGATATTGTTTAAACAATGCTTCTGCATCTTCTCTTTCCAATCCAAGTTGTTCAGTTAATTTAGCTTTACCCATACCGTAAAAAAGACCTAAGTTAATTGTTTTTGCCATGCCTCTTTCAACGTTTGCAATTTTAGATACCATCTCGTGAAAATCAGTTTTACTTTTTTCTTTTTTGTACCCACGCACAAAGTCAGTAGTTTGATATTTAGGATTAAGATCCATATAGCTACTGTTATTTGCCTTGTTTTGCTGCTCTGCAAAATGAACAACTAGTCTTGGTTCTTGCTGTGAGTAGTCAAACATTCCCCAGTGCATTCCTTCTTCAGGAATAAATAATCCTCTAACAACTTTACGTAATTCGTCATTACGTGCTGGGATCTGTTGCAAGTTAGGGTTAGCGTAGCTAAATCTACCTGTTACGGTGCCCGCTTCAGCGCCTTCTCCGCTTTTCATTTGATATATTTCAGAATGTATTCTGCCTTTGTGTTGGTGTCTAAGAATGCCGTCTATAAAAGTTGAGTTAGTTTTACTCATTTCCCGTGCTTCTAATATTAATTTTGATAAAGGACTACTGTCTTCTTTTAAAAAAGCTTTATTAAAACTAGGTTTATCTGTTTTAGTTGTTCTAGGATAAAGTATTTTCTTTTTATCATATGCTTTTGCTATTGATGCAGCAGCCCAAATCTCTACGTTCATTCCTGCTTCTTCTTTTATTTTTTGTAGCAGTTCTTTTTCTTTTGTAACTAATTGTTTTTTAACCTTTTCTGCGCCCTCAAGATCTACTCTAACTCCATTCGCTCTCATGTCTACCAAACATGGAAGTAAACGAGTTTCTAGGTCATATATATTATTAAGATCCTTACCACTAGAATCTTTCTTATTTAATTCAATTAAATTATGTAAGTATAATTTATAAGTTAGTTCTACGTCTTTTTTTGCGTATTCTTCTACGTCAGGAGCAGGAATTTTATACATTTCTTTTTTTGGATCAGCACCTACTCGTTCCGCCGCTATCCTTAATTTTCTTTCGTCTTTGCCGTCCATATTTAATTCTTTAGTAATTGAATCTAAAGAAAAAGATCGCCGAGTTTCATCAATCAGTGATGAAGATATTAGTGTGTCGTGTATTTTACCTTTAACGTTTATGCCTAAAGTTCTTAGCCAACCAACGTCGTAAGACGCGTTATGAAATACTTTATCTACAGATGATTCGGCCAAAGGTTTAAACCAAGAAATAACTTTTTCTTTATCCATATTACCTCCCCCAAATGTTTCTTCAAGGCAATGTCCTATAGGAAAGTACCACTGTTTATCTCTAGTACCAACGGCAATACCAGTTACATATCCATTATTAGTAGCCCACCCAGGACCTTTAATTAAAAGATCAGTGTCTTTTGTTTCTAAGTCTATAGCAATTAATTTTTCGTTAGATAAGTCGGGAAATTCTTGGTCACTCATTTATACTCCTCTTTCAACCTATTTAAAAACCAAATAGCTTTATCTAAATCTTCTATAGGTTTTTTCTTCCACTCATGGCGCCAGATATATTTTATAGCTGAGCCTTGTAAGTAGTATCTATGTCCATAACCTTGACATGCTTTAATTGCATCAATGCAACCAATATCACCTTTGTTGTAATGTGATGGGTGATTCACCGGATCATGTTTCTTTTTCATTCTTGGTTTCATAATATATTACTCCGTTTCATAATTCAATATATAAATGCTTTCAAAACCGTAGCTTCGTGTATTCCCTATAGACAAAATATGTAGTTGATGTCGAGCTCTAGAGCACGCTGTGTAATATAACCTGTGCACATCATCTTCTCTTTCTGGATCTTCAGATTTGTAAGCACTATAACGAGGCTGTTCCATCTCAGCTATGACTAAAACATTATCCGCTTGGCCGCCTTTCATTTTATGTATAGTGGATAAAACTACTTTTGGGTCTAAAGAAAGGTCTTGGTTATTATCCAAACATGTTTTTATATACTTTCTGTGCTCTCCCCACTTAGCTAAACTGCCCATTCTATCGCCGCCTGTTTTTTCTTTTTTAGTAAGATAAGACTCATTAAAAAATTCATACATTGGTTTATCAAAGTTCATCTGTGGAAAAGTTTCTTTTAAATACTCAGCTGAAAACTTTCTGTTTTGTCCAAGCTCATTTAATTCGTGTTCTTTAAAATCTAAAAACATTGTTCTATACTTTTTTAATTCAGAAAAATTAATTTCTTGATCGTTTTGTAGCTTTAAATATGTCCTTATAGGACTAAGTAACTCTGAGCTTAAAACTGGATCAGCTCTTCGTCTATTTTGATTGCTGTACCAAATACCTATCTCGTACAAAACCTTCCCGTTTTTTTCCAAAGTGGCTGAGCCAGAAGCCATAATAGACCAAGCCCCTGTTTTTAAAGGAACTTTTTGCAATGAAGCATGTATCTTTGGCGTAAATGATTCATCGTGGTCGCAACACTTACATGCTTTATATGTTTTAACTGTCTTAGTCTTTATGTACTTACTAATACCTTTAAGAAATTTTATGTTAGTGTTAGACAGCCTGTGAGATTCTTCTAATTGAATATAACATTCTTGATACTTTTCTGGGTAATTGCGCTTAACTTCAGTTTCAAAAAATTCCAGATATGTATTAACATTAGCTCCAGCCCAACGATAAATTGACTGATCATCATCTCCAGCAGTGAAAAAATATTCAACGGTACCAGTTGACAATAGCGCCCTAACAACGTCCCATTGCAATTGTGAACAGTCTTGTGCTTCGTCAATAATAACCACTCTATAGTGATTAAAGTTATTAAGCTTAATTGCATTCAAAATCATATCAGTAAAATCATTTGTACCTGTATCTTCTTTATATTTTATCCAGTCGTCCATCAGATTTGAAACTGTGTCAGGGTCATATCTATAAGATTTATGATCATCATCAGCTGCAACACTATAAGCTTTATTAAATGTCATGTCGCCGTCGCGCATTAAAGTGTATACTTTTATTATAAAATTTTTTCCGTAAGTCTTTCCATATTTTAAAATGCCTCTAATTCTGTTGCTCCGAGCCCATTCTAAAAAAGGCTCTTGATTTTCGTCGCTAACATAAACTTTATCTGCTTCATTCAAAGTCTGTTTACACAAACTGTGCATAGTAGCAAAAGAACTGTAGTCACTATCATTTTTGTTAATGGAAAGTCTTTCTCGTACTTCATCAATAGCTTTATTTGTATGCGTGATATAACATATAGACAACGGATCAATTGTTTTTAACAATTTTCTAATACGAGTAACACATTCATATGTTTTTCCTGTTCCTGGAGGACCGTAAATTTGCTGCCACTTAGTTTTTTCTTCCAGCGGATCCCACTTTTTCATCATATAGCACTCTTCTCTTCTTTAAATCCTTCTGGCTCTACAATTTCTTTCTTTAAATTAAATTGTTCTGCACTAACATTCCAAGCAAAAGTGGTTTTATTTTTATTTATCCTAAATGTTCCAGATTCTGCTCCAAATCCTTTTTCATCAATAGGGTTTTGAAGCAATTTAGAAAAAGCCGTTCTAGCGTTTTGATCATCTTTGAAGATTTTTCTATTCATTAAATATATAAAAAGATCTTCAAATTTAAAATGTATCAAATTTGTTTTAGCATCATGGTAGGATTCTCCTAATACTACTGCTTCGCTGTCCTCTCCTTTACCAATAGACCTGAACCATTTACCCATATGTTCTCTTATACGATCTATCTTTGTAATTCCTTCAGGAGGTTTCATATAACTTAATTTTTCTGCTAAAAAATGATTTAAATTTTCAGTAAACTTTGCTTCAGATAATCTTCCAGGTTTATAGTCTAAAGTTTCAAATACTTTAGTGCGCCACGCTGTTTGGTCTGACATTTGTTGTGAAGTAGCTCCCATTGTTTGGCCATTTTTAAAAGTGACGTAGTAATGGACTGGATCATCTTCCACCTTTTGAATACTCTCTATTTCATAATTTTCGTTACCGTCGTCCGTTGACGCTTTTACGCCGTACTTTCTAAATCCACAATCGTATTTCATACAGTGTTCTTTCATAGGGCTTTCAGAACATTTATATTTATAAGGCCCTTTTAGTTTAAGTACTGGGTTTCCCTTATCATCAGTAACTTGGTTACCCTCTTCGTCTTTGATCTCTTCCCAATTACTTTTAAAAACAGACGAATGTATTCTCGCAACCTCTGCTTCACCCAATGGGTCCGGACAATACTGTTTGTTAATTTCTTGAAGCTCTGCCGCCCAGCTGCCCTTACATTCATTAGTATCTCTATCTTTTTTATTAAGATATGCTGCAACATTATATAACCAAAGGTTCCTGTTTTCAGAACAGCCGTTTATGGCTATGCAATTGTTACAAGGAGGGCCGTCAGACCAAATTGCGTCAGTACCTTCACTCAGGTCTTTTATAGATTCAATTACTATATCATCATAATAATCATAGAACTCTTCAAGATTTAATTCTTTAACTTGATCATCAACCAATTTAAGTGCACAACGTGTAGTTTTCTCAGCATTAAAATAAGGCATGTTCACGTAATTACCAAAAAATCCTGCTTGCAATGTGCTTTGCTTTGGAAAAACTTCTGCTCCTTTGTGCCCTAGCGCCGCAGCTATTTTAGTTAACTTTTCTTTTAGATCCTTAGCTTTAACATAGTTCTTAAAAAAACAATAAACATGTGCACCTGCACTTTTAGATTTACATACTATAAATGGAAACTCTGCTTTTTTAATTTTTCTTAAGAGATCTAAATGGCTAAAGTTGTCGTAAGAATCTATATCAATACATCCCCATTTACAGTTGTGTTCTTGGTTAATAGGGATAACGCCAAGACTTTTTTCTCCTTTTAAATGTTTTTCCCACAAGTCTTCCCAAGTATTATTTTCAATTGAAAGGGTTGTATTCTTGGTTTTTACTTTACCTTTTGCGTCTTTTTCCCCAGTGTCAATGTAGGTGCCATAAGCATCCTCATTACCTTTAAACATTTCACGTATTTTCATAAAACTATCTTTCTACACAGAAGAGAGGCCTACACTATTCACATAGCATAGGTTTATAGTGTAGACCCCCTCAACTAATCTAAAAACTTGATTTTTCTTCTTTAGTTTGCTGAGTCTCTTCCTCGTGAGACACTTTAACAGTATCCTTGCTTACACCTTGTGAAAACAATTTAGCTGCATCATATGTCCCTTTATCTGTTACAGGACCAACTTTTTGTATGTCCCAACCAAACCACGTTCCTTTAGAATTGGACTGTGGTACAGTTTTTAGTTTATAGACGTGACTATAAGAAGGAGGCGTAAACGGCCCATTCTTACCTTGCATCTTTAAACTAAGCATCATGGAGTTCCACTTACGTGAAACCTTCCTTTGCGTAGCTTTCATAAGTATGAGCGCTTGCTCATACCCATCTTTATCAACTACCAAAACATAGTGATTAGCAGTTTCGTCAATCACATTACCATTAGGTAATCTGTTTTGAAAGTTAGCGTCTCTTGGAGCTTGACTAATATCATAATCAGCGCCATGAACTGCTACGGGAGCACCGCTGCCTTTACCACGTTCACCCCACTCTATAAACTCACGTTTATAGTGGCAAGGTATTACATCAATACCTTGTTCTCCATCAAAAAGAGTGCCTGACACAGTATTGTAAATCATGCCAGGTTCTGCACCTTCAACATAATTATTACTTGTCTTATTGCACTGTGGAGAGAGTTGACTCAACACTTTCAAAAATGGAAGTGCCAGATCATCGGTGGAACTAACGTTCTCAAGACCGCTCTGTGTTTTTGCATCTGTCATAAACATATTTGTATCGACAGTAGCTACAGCGTTGTCCGTTGTTTTTTGTACTTTGTTCATTGTT